CCGAGATCGCGTGGCCGGAAGTGTTGATGACCTTGATGAAGCCTGACTGACCTGATGCCTCGTTGGAGAACTCAAGCACATCCGCGCCACCGGGCGTATAGAAAAAGTTGTTGGCGGTGTCGAGGTCGAAAGTACCGTCCGTGACCGATGAGGCCGTGCCTCTCTGCGAACCCGACCACGCCTGATCGACGTCAAGTTTGGCCGTATCGGCGTCGTATGCCTGTACGTTAGTGCCGATCGCCAGCCCCAGAGAAGTGCGCGCAGTTGCGCCCGACTCAAGCACAAAGTTCGAGCCATCCCCAACAATAAAACCGCTGTCTGTTACTGCCAGCCCTGCTACGTCGGCCAACTGCGCGTCATACCCCTGTACGTCCGTGCCGATCACGACACCGAGGTTTGTTCTCGCTGCGGACGCGGTAGACGCACCCGTGCCACCGTGAGCGACAGCAACATCGGTTGCCGTCCAGGCGCCTGCGGTGATGTTGCCGGAGTCGTCCGCAACAAGCGTTGAGGTCTGGATCGTCTTACCCGTGGTGCCGTCAAAGCGGGCGATCTGATTATCGGTAGAGGAGGAGCTGGAAGAACTGGTGTCGCCCCCGGCAGAGATCGCTGCCCAGGAGGCATCGCCGTCCGCGTCGGACTGGAGATACTTGCCGGAGCCGGGAGAACCGCCCGTTATCTTGATCGTGCCGACTTCAAGGGCGTGATCCGAGGTGGCGCGGGCAAGCGGGAAACCACCGGCCTGCGATCCGTCGTGGACGATGACCGTATCTTTGTCCGTGTCTACCGTGAGTTCGCCGACAAGGCCGGTGAAGGATGAATGCGCGGAGGTCGTTCCGCGACGTCTTTGAATAGCAGTTGGCATTACGTTAATGCTCCGTAATCTGTTGGTGAGCCCGCTGTGGTCAAATCACCCCAATCGGCAAAGTGTCCAAGACTTGTAAGAGTTGATACTTGGGAGGCAGCAGAGGTGGCGCTGTTTGCTGCGTTGGTAGCGTGGGTGCTGGCGGTGCCGACGGGGTCGTACCACGCGCTCGACGTCCTTACCTTCAGCGCGTCGGATGCGCTATCCCACCAGAGATCGCCCTCGTCCAAACTGGTATCCGGGGCGCTCGAACTGATCCGATAAATCTCGGAAAATGCGTTGACGTCAGCAATGTTGGTTGCCGTCGTGTTGACGTTCGCAATGTTGGTCGCCACCGTGTCCATCGCGGTCACGTTTGCAGAGGTTCCCAACGTATTCATGTCAGAAACAATGTCAGCCGTGGCAAGCGTATTCATATCAGATATGACATCCGCTACCGCCAGAGTATTCATATCCGACACCACATCAGCGGTTCCCAACGTATTCATGTCAGAAACGACATCCGCTGTCCCCAGCGTATTCATGTCTGCAACGACATCCGCTGTTGCTAACGTATTCATGTCAGACACTGCATCCGCTGTACCCAGCAGATTCATCGCCGTCACCGTCCCTGCGGACGCCAGCGTATTCATGTCAGAAACGACATCAGCCGTACCGAGGGTATTCATATCTGCAACGGCGTCTGCCGTACCCAGGCGACCAATCTCTGTCGTTTTACCCGCAACCGCGCCTATGTCCGTCGCGTCGGCTGCTACCAAATTTATGTTGGCAATGTTGGTCGCGTTGGTCGCCATGTTGGTGACATTCGCAGCCGTACCCAAGGTATTCATCGCGGTCACGTTGGCAGCGGTGGCAAGCGTGTTCATATCCACGACCACATCAGCCGTTGCGAGAACATTCATATCGGTTACAACGTCTGCCGTGCCAAGCGTGTTCATATCGGCAACCACATCAGCAGTGCCTAGCGTATTCATATCCGTTACGACATCAGCAGTCGCCAATACGTTCATGTCAGCAACCACATCAGCGGTTCCAAGGACTGCTAAATCTGCGATGGCGTCAGCCGTACCGAGCCGTCCGACTTCCGTTTCCTTCCCCGCAACACTGGTGACGTTGGCGCTGATTCCCGACACGGTATTGATATGCGCCTGATCCGTGGTTGTCGGCTGAATCCGCACCCATGCTGACCCGTTATAGGTCTTCATGATGTTGTCAGAAGTGTTGAAATAAAGGTCGCCCGTGTCGAGCCCGGACACTGGATCGCTCGACGCTGCCCCGTGGTACTGCCCCTGGAATGTGGAAAGCGAGGCTGCTGCTGCTGTCGCGCTTGCAGAGGCACTGTTGACGCTCGTCGTGATACTGGCAACCGTGCTGGAGACGCCCCAGATAAGGATCGTCGCAGAAGAAGGTGGATGCCCGTAACCGGCGGTGAACGTCAGTGTGGTGCCGGATAAAGTGTAATCAGTAGTCGGCCTCACCAGTGCGCCGTTGACAAAGACTTGAGCGTTGTTCGCACTTTGGTAAGTGACCGAGGTCGTGAAAACTGAGGTTGATCCGGTTCCTGTGAAATTCTCAACCGTGGCAGCATCCGTCGAGATCGAGGAATTGGCAATGATCTGCCACTTGGCATCGTCGGTCGAAAATGCTGCCGATGAGGTATGAGCCTCTAACGCTATGTACACGTTCCCAGACTGCTCCACCATATCGTTGGCGACATAGGCAGTGCCAGTGGCCCAATCCCCCTTGGGGGTGAAGTTATTGCCGATCAGGGCAAGGGCAGCAGTATCGAACGTCTGGATGTGTACGGCATCATTAGCAAGTTTGCCATCTGACCTCTGGATAACGACGAGGTTATCGACGGTTTTGTTGTAATGCGTGGCGATGTTGTCCAGTTGGGAGTCAACACTGCTTGCGGGTAGCGGGTCGGCGGGATTGGAGGTCTGATACGAAGTGAAATCGTAGCCTCTGGTGTACTTGGTCGGAGTGGTATAGGCCATAAATTACCGCTATTTATGATAGATATTTGGGCGCGATTCTATTTGTTTTCGGCTTAATATCAACCACCTACAGACCGTCGAAAGATTGGGCCTACAGAAAATTTATACAGGAAGGCGTGATTGATCCAGGCGCTGCGCGCCGACTGCTGCCGGGGGGGTGGGTCGGGCCTTCGGCCTCGGCGTCCTTCCTCTATACGCGACGCGATCCCGCGACCCTCTCGTCACTCGCTGCCTACTCGAGACACCGCTTTACTGCCCGATCCCAACCAGTGTGGGGCTGAACGATCCCCGGGCTTGTCGGTTACTGGTCGGTTACCGGCTCGCCCTGGACTTCGATCACCTCTCGATCCCGGGCCACTGCCTGGGCGATCCGATCCCGCTCGGCTTTCATGGTGTCGAGCATCGAGGCCAACTGGTCTGCGCTTAGTTCGCTGAGTCGTTTGCTCGAGGCGGGATCGTCGGCAGCACGGCGCAGATCGCCGGCAACCTCGAGGGCCGTTCGTGCAGCGGTAACCCGGGCAGCAGCCGGCGCACCAGCGTCGGCCATGACTTCGCGCAGCGTCTGGATAGCGCGGGGCGCGAGATCGGCGCCGAACGCTCTTTCTCTCTCTTGCCGGAGGTAGGCCGTGAACCCGGGGCTCCGAAGCGCGGTACTCCAAGATCGGTCTGCATAGCCCGCAGCCTTGCCGGCTGCTGCCGGACTCAGGCCGTGGAACACGAGCCCCTGAGCCAACGCCTGCATCTTGTCAGTGGCTTCTCTGATCTGCCCACGGTCGTCCTTGTAGGTGGACGAGACTGAGAGCGATAGCCCGGTTTTGTTTTGGCTCGGCATTGCCGCGAATTTTAGTGTCGGGTGTGAAGGGTGACAACACCGACAGTCTGGGGGTAATATCGGAATGTGTCGGGTCCGCCCGACACCGAAACCGACACAAATAGGAGACAAACAATGGCAGTCACATTATTGAGACAGAAGCAGATCGGCGACCGAGTGGCGGTAGTCATCAGCGACACGGGAGGCCATCGGGGCCATTCCGCATCTTTTCAGACCTACATGGACATCGGCGATGAACTGGGGGCGCTTTACCTTGAGGACTCTAGGAAATACCAAAACGACCATCAGGCAATTAGCGAATTCAATCGTTACGTCGCCACGGCCGGAGGTGCAGCATGAGAAGCCTGATCTTCGCTGCTTA